TCAAGCCCGCGTGGTAATGACGAAAGCATTCCCAGCGGCCGGCGTACCGTAGTACGTGGCTCGCCACTGCCCCAACGCGGTGCTCTGTTCGCCCCACATCTGTCCGAGCGCTCCGGTGGTGGTCGTAATGTCGGCCTTGACCATTGCGGGTTGCTCCGCGCTGTCGCAGATCTTGTGAATCGTGAAGGACGGACCGGCAGTGAATCCAGAGCCCGCACAATTTATCTTCATGCGGACGGAGTGGCCGTAAGAAACAATTTCGGTAGCGCTTGCCGCGTCGCCCCAACCGGACAGCGACACAGCCACCACGTCGTTAAAGATTCCGGGATTCAGCATGCGAATCGAGTGGTTTCGGCCAACCAGTACTGATCCGTATTCCAGCTTCAGGTCCGTGCCCATCCAGTATGGGCAGCGGCTGTCGCCATCCGGGCCGACGATGTAATTTCCTTCCACCAAGACACCGCCTACCTTGCCCAGCGTCTGGCCAAACAGAAAAATCGGGATGCGGTCGTATGTGCTGTTCCCACCGGCGTCGCCCGCGTTGTAGACCATGTTGCCGCGCAGAACGGTGTCATACACGCCGCCAGCGCCCACGTCCCAGCCCACGACCAGCGCATGCTTGCCCTGCCCCCTCAGGGTGTTTCCCATGATCTCGTTGCCGACCGTGCTTACAGCGTTGCCGCCCACCGTGCACCCAATCCCGAACGTGGCGCCGCCAACCAGGACGTTGTCCGTGATCCTGCAAAATTGACTCATCACGCCGATCAGATCGCCACACCCGATAGTCGCCAGTTCGTTCGTCAGCGCCGGCGAGCTACCTTCTGGATCTATCGTCAATTGCGTGTCGCTGATTCTCGCCATGATCCGGAATTCCCTGCCTCCGTCGATAACCAGCACTTCGCCTGCTCGCACATTCGTGAACTTCGGCCCCGAAATCCACGTTACGGCGGTGCCAGTCAGGTTCACGCGCAGCCTGGCGTCGCGCCCGCCGATGATGGGGGAATAGATCGTATTGTTTGAAATGATGGTGTAGTCCGCGGCTCCGAGCAGTATCGCTCCCGCGCCCGGGCGAACGATCCTGTTCTGAAGAATCAGATGCCTCGCCTCCTGCCCCACGAATCCATACACGCCGATGGCATGCATGAACGTGTCCTCGATGTGATTGCCGACGACGCTCATGCGCGCTGCGCTGCATGTGATGCCGTATCCGCAGCTGCCAACAAGCACATTGTCACGGACCGTTGCGTCATCGGCCCCACGCACATGCACGAGAACCGCGTTGTAGTCTGCAGCATTGTTGCCGCGGTTGCCGTTGACCGTGCATCCGCGCAGCCCAGCGCCATGTGCGAAACCGAAATCGATCAGAATAAGCAGATTCAGGCCGTCCGGCTGCGTAATAACGGTCTTGCCGTCGCCAACCAGTTCCACGCCGGCGCGCATCCGGATAGACGAATTGATGACGTAGGTTCCGCCGGCGCACTGCACCTGACCGAGCCCGCTGTTGAAAGCCGCATCCAATGCGGCTTGAATAGCCGCACCGTCGATGGATTCGGCCAGTGAGGTGATGAAAGGATAGTCGACTTGGGCGGCCGACAACGTGGCGTAACGCTCCGCGAGCGTATGGAGCGTGCCATCCGCGATCGGGCCATGGTCCTGGACTTGAACAGAATGCCCAGCCATGTTGTCCGGTGCACTGGAAGTGCGAGGTTCTGGGAGAACGGCTGCATCATCATCGACATGATGCTTCAACGCGGCCGAATTCTCGGCCGAGCGTTTCAGTTGCTGTAGGGAAAGAGTTCTGATCGTCATGTGATATCTCCGGGAAATTTGCCGCTGCTGGGCTAGGGGGCATTCTCTGTTTGCATATCCGGTCTACATGGCTTTCTCCTGGATGGACGAAAAAAAGCCCGCGGAGTGCGGGCTATCTGTTGCAGCATGACCTGGCGGATCGCAGTCTCACGACGGGCCGAACCGGGATTTCTCCCAGCTCTGCGCCGTCACACGCTGCCGTGCCGCACACTCTCCGTACAACGCGACCAGCGCGATGTAGCTGCGCGCCAGATCGTCCCAGCTATCGCTCGTCACCTCGGGCACTGGCGGGCACGACTGCGCCAGGTTGGCTGGCAGAATTGGCCAGACGGCCGGCCTCGTTGATGTGCCGCAGCCGCTCAGCGTCAATGCGGCAGCCAGCAGGTAGAGGGCTCTGGACTTCGACACGGGTGTACCTCTCGATGATCTTGGGGCTGGCGCCGCGTAACGCAGCAAGCGCGCCTTCCAGGGATTCGGAGATCCCGCCCAGGCGCGTCGTCTGACGCTGGAACTCGGTGAGCTCGGCCAGCGTGTAGTCGGCATTGGCCTGGTCTATTCCGGCGCGATACTGAACGGCGCCATACCAGCGCACACACAGGAAGGCGGCGGCCACCAGGACGGCGCCGATCAGATACGGCGCCAACGCGCGCAGCGATGCGTTCATGCGCGTCCCTTCCAGCCGCGCGGGATCTGGAAGTGCGGGCCGTCCTTGAGCGTCTTCCAGTCGCCGCCCCATTCCACCGGAACACCGAGCTCGGCCGCGCAGGCCTTGACCACCTGCGCCAGGCCGGCGAAGGCCTGCCAGTTGCTCCAGGGAATCACCCCATCAATCAGCGGCGCCAGGTCAACGGCATGGCTCAGGCCGTCCGCCTGCGGCAAGTGGTAGCTGGCCATCGTCTGGCTGGCGCCACGGGCGACGTACTCGCGTTGCCGCTCAAGGGTACGAACGCCTTCCACCACAGTGAAGTCGACCGTCGTGCGTTGAATCGCCAGTTGGACGATCTCGGCCAGGTCGGGATGCACCCCGACCAGGCGGTCCAGGCTGCGTTGGGATAGTTGGAAAGTACTCACGGATGAAGTCTCCGCATGAATGAAACGATGCGCCTCATGCCCCTCTGCCGCGCACTCGGTCGATCACGGCCTGCCACAACGCGCCGATGGGAACGGTCTGCACAACCTCCCATCCTCGGGAGACGATGGCCATGCCGAACATGCCGGTCAGAAAACCGGCCAGGCCTTCTGGAATCTCCAGCAGCAGCGACAGATAGGGAGCCGCGTAGTACGCCACCAACGAGCCGCTGGCAGCCATGCTCAGCCGGGCTGGCCATGATCCTTGCAGATAGCGCATGGAAACCGCTGCGCCCAGAACGCCGGCGAGCTTTGCGGCAAGGGCGTCGAAATCTTGGATGTTCAATTTCGCCCCTCGCAAAAAGAAAGGATCCACCGACGTGAACTGACGCACCCTCCCCAAAAGTTGGACGAGATCCAACCTTCTTGGGGAGGTAGTTCACGAGGCGGAGAAGTCTTGGGATCTCCCCAAGAGTCAGACTTTTGGAGTCTTCCCCATTGCCGCCAAGCCAGGAGTTTCTGGCCAAACAAGGTTGTATGGAAAGCCCGGCAATTGTTCGATGCGATTTAGAGCAATACGGTATCGCTTCCAGGAGTTCAGCAGCATCTCGTCGCCAGAGGTGCTCTCTGCCACGTCTACGGCATCTTGCAACGGTGCGATGCGAATCGCTGCCTGTGCCAGGCGCGCATCGCGCTCGGCCAGCACACGAAGACGTGCATGTTCGGCCGACTCCGGGAGTCTTTCCACCAACTGAGGCATACCGCTCTCCCCAGGCACAATGAACTTCCCCTGTGCTTGTCCGTTGATCAGGGTCCTGTATTGCTCGTCGGTAATCGCCACCTTGTCGTCAGGGAGGACGTCATAGTGGAAATCACCAAGATAGAATCCCCTGGTGGCGGGGCTGTAATAGAAGCTCATCCTAACCTCCTCAGTAACCAATCGCGAGAACGTTTGCCAACGCCCCGTTTGCCAAAGTGAACGACGAGCCGTTCCACCGATAAGCAGTAATACCTACCCCGGTCCTTGTTCGGCCGTAGGAGCCGTACACGACAATGTTGTCTGTAAACCATTCAACGGAATTAGATTCACTCACAAAAACCTTGAAGCACGCGTTTGGAAAAGCCACGGGAAACGTGGCCATGACAGAGGAATTTACGGTTCCGGGCGCCGCCATTTGTTGAATGATGAGACCGCTCGGCAGCTTTTGATAGCCGTTCTCTGCAATGAAAGAGTTTCCTCCGTTCAAGAAAGCCGACACAAGCGTGGCAGGCGACAAACTGACGCCGTTGTGCAACAGGTCCACCGCTTCATGGAGAGTCGCCATTCGCACGATTCCTGCCTCATCCGACGTCGCGACATCGGTCTCGAATACCGTGCGCTTCCAACCCGACCACACTCCAGCCTCATTCCGCGTCCGTGTGAATTGGTCGGTCGAAAAAAACGTCGTAAAAACCTGCGTTTTTATTGGGCCGGAGCTTTGCACAAGCAAGGTTCCCGCAGCGGAATCGCGGGGATAGTGAAGCCCAACTTTTGCGTAGGCTGCGATGTTCTGCCCATAAAAGCCAGACCGCAACACATAGTCAAGATCCTGGTTCTCGCCAAGAAATGCGTCGAAACCCAAACCGAAAGAGCCTACCGTCAGCAAGCGACCGGCGGTTGTATCAGTCTGGTTCGATTGGATCTTGGATTGAAGTGCGGCCGGTGTTACCACCTTGTCAGTGCTGACGCCCGCTTGGACTTCCTCATTGGTCGCCAATCCTGTGCCTAGAGAAATCCAACCGCCGCCGCCCAAGTCGGGATCAGCGGTGTTGTTTTCCACCAGGTTCAGCCACCTGCTGCCAGTACCTGACGAGGCCGCCAAGATCGCGCCCTTGGGATATCCACCTACGGCCGCCGAAAAGGCAGCATCAAACCCGTAGGTCGCTCCTGCCTGACTCCAACGGGTGGCCGTACTCAGGAAATTCAGGATGCCATTGAAGTCCGCACCATATGGCGGCACTCCCCCTGCGGCCAGAGGAGTCATAGTCAACGGCGGAAATCCATCAGTAAACGACGCCGCCCCCGGCGTCACGCCGATCTGCGACGCAACCGGAATAGTGTTCTTCGTCCCGCTTTCCGCAAACGGGACGGCCGATTTGATAGGTGCATTGCTAGCTTGCATTGATAAGCCCCGAAGAAGTGAAAAGTACGCCCGAGCCGAACGGCTGCATCAGCGCTTCGTTGAATCCGAACGTGGTTGAAAGATCGACCTGCAGGATGTTCGCCAAAACCGCGGCCGGTTTGGGTATCGCGCCTGACTGAGTCAGGATGGCGATTTCATGCGGCGCCAGCGCGAACTCGAACACGTAGCGGAATTCCATCCTCCCTGTGTCCGACACATAGCAACGCCCGCGCCCAGCGAACAGGTTCGACAGCAGCCGGTTCAAACTGGGCGAAGTGCAATCCGAGATGTTGGCCAGCGCCTTGACCAGGATGAGCGTGCGATACGCGTCGTCGGCGAGCCGATACGTCTGCGTGGCCTGCTCGCCTGTGTAGAACGGCGCCTGGTTGAAGGGCTGCCAGTTCAGCGCCTCGTCAAATCCCAGATAGGTGACGTCTCCCGGCACCGTCAGCATCCGGCCGACGTCGACGATCCTGCCCCAGATGTCCAGCCCGAAACCCTGCGCGGTCTCGACGTTCCAGACGAAGTCATGGAAAGCGTCGAAATCGGCGTCGGGGTTGATGTAGTCGTCCATGTTGTTGATCAACTGGACGAGCGTGGGGCTGTTGGCGTACTGGCTGATGAGGGTCCGGGCCGCCAGCCCCGGCTTAGGCACGACGCTCATATCAATGTCACCGCAATATCGCTGGCCGTGATCGTGGGCCGGCGGTTGATCGGTACGGCCAGGCTGGCGCCCGACGGCGTGTCGGAGCCCAGCAGCAAGGACAGGATGGAGACCACCGGGCTCAGCACCGAAATGGGTGCGTAGAAGCGGCTGGCATAAATGGTCGATCCGATCCGCGCGCGCTGCCCGCCATCTCCGCCGTTGAAGGCGTCCATGATCGCCTGCTTGGTCAAAGCCACAATGTCCGACGGCAGCGCGGGGTTGTCCGCGAGCTGCACCGCGAAGCGCACGGGCAGCGCTGCCGGGGTTTCCCATGTCACGGTATACGACGGGTAGGGATAGGCATATCCCTCCTTGTCCTCCACGGTATAGGACGTATTGCCGTTGTAGTCGGAGCCATTGCTCTTCTTGCGCCAGATGGCATCTGCGATGTCCGCCGCCTCGCCGCCCGTCACCGCGACCCAAATGGAGTGCGGACGCAGGACGACGCCGCCGACCGTCTTCGGCACGGAGAGATCGTTCTCCGTCACGTAGGCGTCGATGACGCCCTCCACGTTCGCCACGTTGGCGTAAATCGCCGGGATCGAGCCGCGGGCGTTCAGTGCCACCGACTGCCGCCGGCGCTCCTCGAACTCGGCCCGGCTTTCCACATGGCTGCCCACCGTTGCGGCATCGGCGTTCGATACCGAGTCCCAACCGGGAATGGCCTGATAGATCTGGTTCAGTGCGCCTGGCGCACAATCCACCGGCCCATCGACCGAGCAAGCGAATGGCAGGTCGACGCGTCCGCTGGCCGGTATCGTTCCCGCCTGGGTGCACAGATACAGATTGCCATCCACCGCCTGGGCGCGCGCGCCCACGGGTATCGTCACGCCCGCCAGGCCCGTGCAGGTGGCGATGACAGCGGTAGGCGTACCCGGCTTGCGGTCCAGGAAGTAGATCCGCCCGATGGCGTCCTGCATCCGCCCTTGCGCATACGCCGGGTCGACCTGGTTCACGTAGGTCGCGAACTCGTTGTTCTTGTCGCCGATGATGGCGGTGGTGCTGGAGGCCAGCTGGCCCTGGGGCGTTTCCAGCGCGGGATTCAGCCCGCCACCGAAGGCCGCGTCCATGTCGGACAGGACGCCGGCGAGGATGGCGGATTCGTTGGGCAGCACCAGCCCTTCCGGCGTGAACTGCACGCGCGGCACTTTCGAGTTGTTCGGCATGGTTTCCTCAGAAGCTGACGGTTTGCGTCGTTCCGTCTTGCAGGGTGATTGCGACGTAGCCCGCCAGGGCGCGGTCGGTATAGGAGGTCAGCGTGCAGACCGCGTCGGCCACGTCCGGGACTGTCAGCGCGGCTCGCCGGACGTGCTCCCGCACCAGCGCCAGCGGCGGTTGATGGCCCAGGAATTCTTCCCAGTACGGAACGCCTGGGGCGGTGTTGTAGAACAGCTCCCCCTTGAACAGCTTGATGGCGCTGGCGACGTCTTGCGTCACGGCGTAGGGCTTGGTCGCCAGCGCGATGTTTCCCGCGGCATCGAGCACCAGGTCCCAAGCCGTCCGGTCTAGCAGCAACGTGTTCAATTGGGCGCTCCTGTGTTTGCCGGCCCGCTCTGCACGCCGGAATGCGTGTGGGTGCTGCCCACGTCCTTGCCGTTGTTGCGCAGCGTACCCAGCGTGTGCATGTCGCCCTGCCAGGTAGACGTGCCGCCGAAGGATCCGCCGCCTTGCTGCACCGTCCCGTTCAGCACGATCCGGGGCGAATTCAATGCGCACTGCGCGCTGGCGTTCAGTTCGATATTGGGCGCGGCCACCGTCACCTTGGAGGGCGACACGACGTTGATGCCGTCCGCCGTGAACTGCACGTACTGCACCGGGGTTCCATTCAACAGACCGCCGAAATACAGCCCGTCCGCCATGTCGTGGGAACGCCAGGAACCGGGGTTGTTCTGCGCCTTCGAGGTCTTCACCAGCGAGATGTCCCGATTCGCGAAAGCCGCCATCCCGATATCCCCGACCTTCGGGTCCAGGATGACGGCGTCCGCTCCGCCCTGAAGGCGAAAGTAGGGAAGACGATGCAGGACCCCATGCGGCACGGCATTGCCGGCGCCATCGAGCTGGTTGACGAGCGGCTGCACATCGACGAAACCCACCGGAGACAGTCCGCCTGCATTCGTCACCGACACCACCTTGACCAGCGTCGCCGTACTGACTCGATTCAGGGCCTGGCTGATCAGGAACTGCAAGGCCCCGAACTCGCTGTCGCCCTGGCCGGCTTGCGCCAGCCCTGCGTATCCGTATTGCTTAGCCATTGAGATTCCTTTTGCATACGGCCATCGACTGCCAGACGCCGCCCGGAATCTCTGCATCCAGCTTGTGGGACAGACTCACAATGATCCACTCGCCATGCGCGGGTTCGACGGTGCTGATGACCTGCACTCTTTTTCCCAAGCCGAGGTGCGGGTTGTAGAGCGTCGTCAGTTGCAGTCCCTTGCTCGTAAATGCCGGATATCCGATCAACCCCGTTTCCGGCGCCACGAGAATCGGATCGCCCTTTCGGTATCCGCCCTCCGGCCAGACTGACAGGATGCCGCGGTCTATCGTGAAATTGACCCGGGCGGCCTTCGCGCAACTGCGTAGTTGGTCCATGTCGGTTCCGGAAAAATAGGGGTCGGCCAACACATAGTCCTCCCCACTTTTTTCGCCCTTGTATCCCATTGATTTGGCGATATCGCACATGATTTCCTGCGCCTTTTTCGCGCCGGGAAACGACCTGGCGGATGCGGGCTTTACCTGCTTGGCCCCAGCCACCTCGGTCTTGACTGTGAATACGCCCCCGGCGGCCGCTTTGCCCTCTGCCCCCATTCCGTAACCACGCCAAGCCTCAACGATGTCTCCCTCGTAGACCACGCAGGGAACACCGGAGTCTCCCCCGGCATCGATCCGGACGAGGTTCTTTCCCCGGCGTTCCGTCATGACGGGTCCTATCGTCGTCAGTTTGTTCATCAGGTCTTGATTCAGTCCGTGGATCTGCAGGGTCATTGGACTGTTTTCGAATACGGTATGGAGAGGAATATCCACCGTCATCCTGTAGCCGCTGAGCGTCACATCCGGCCCCTGCTCATCGCCGAACTCCCCCTTGCCCAGGCTGATGGTCACGTTCAGCCGGCGTTTGATGAAGCTCATGGTTCCAAAGGCTCCAGGTATGCCAGGACGAAACGCGAACCGAGATCCTGATACCGCGGGTCGGCGTGGCCCTGGGTGTCCACAAAGGCCAGATCCCCAACGAAGCCCAGGTAAGCAGACCGCACCAGCCGTACCCGGTCGTGGCAAAGCACCGTCGTCACGATGGGCGCATTGTCGAGTTGAAGATCCAGATAAAGCCCGGTCGACTTCTGGTAGACGGCGATCTGGCAGTTCTGCCCGGACAGCACGACGCTCAACGTTTGCGCGGGCACCGGCCTCAAGGGAATTCTCTTCATTGGATGGGCTCCAGATCCGCCACCTTGTTCTGGTCGCGCCGGGGATAGGCATCAATCTCGAACGCCTGCACCTGACCATTGCTCACTTCATACGCGCCGCTGGGATCCTGCGTGGCCGGCGATAGCTGGACGGCCGTCTGCCGGACTTCCTGCAGCGTCAGATCGACGATCAGGAGGCTGGAGCCGTTCTTGTCTGCGCGGGTGTACGAGTACTTCACCAGGTTGGCCGACGGATAGACGATCTCGGGCGTCACCACTGAGTACAGTTCCGTGCTGCCGACAATGCGCTCCAGCACGGACAACATGATGTTGCGCGACGCCGGATCACCGCCATGCGCCAGCTTGATGGTCGCCTCGAATGGCGCATCGACCTTGTTGAAGGACGAGAATCCGCCCTGCTCCGAGGGATAGCTGGATATCTGGCTGCCATGATTGAAAGCAATGCTGAGGAACGTCTCGAAGACCAGCATCTGCCGCCCATCGACGCCATACAGCCCCCAGCGAGGAGGACCGAAGATCCTATCGGTCAGCGCCGCAAGTTCGAAGCTTGCCGGTTCGAAGACCGAAGGAAGCGTCGCCGCGCGGAAGACCGCGGGGACGCCCGGACCGCTCGGGACATCGGGAAAAGGAATAAACGGCATCAGAACATCCCCGTATTGCCTTGTTGGACGAGATTCTGGGAGCGCCCCACACGTCCCAAATCGCGGGCGACTCCCTCGCCATCCGTCGCTTGCGTCATAACCGTAATGGGGCCGTGGATATGAGTTTCGGACGTATTGCTGGTGGTTGCCGTGCTGCTCGGGATGGCGGCAGCGCTGGCTTGGGCTGCCGCGACCGTCGTAGCCGCAGCCGCGGCGCCTCGTTCCTGATCTTCGAGGAAAAGCGTCCCATAGATTGCCCCGGCAGCGGCGGCGAGCTTGCGCTCTTCGCTTGAGCTGGCCCCTTCGGACTTGCTCAATCCAAAGTGGCGGTACACGGCCACGCTAGCCTGGGCCGGGGTGGTGGCGGCGGCCAGATGTACTCCCGCCCTACGCCTGGTGCTCTCCAACTCGCTGGCGACGAAATCCAGCTGTTGTTCAACCGTGGACTCGCGCAGGTCCATGCCATATATGCGCTTGAACTCGGCCTGGCGTCGCGGATTCCATAGTCCGATGCCGGCGGAAGCGCCATCAGCGCCCACGGCCCTGGGGTCCAGGTTGCTTTGGGCCTGCAGGTTGGCCACCAGCCCCACGGCCGCCTCCCGGGTGTAGCCCTTCTTGGACTCGAAGTACCTGACCGCATCGAGAACCTCTTTACTCCTTAGCGCGGGATTGTCCCTTGCTGCCAGGAATTCGGCCTCGCCTACGTTCGTGTCCTTGCTATTGAACAACAATGCGATGCCTGCCGCGACAGGTCCTGCCGCTCTCAACGCCGCAGGACCCAAGCCTCTCAATGCACCCAGTCCACGCGCCGCACCGGCGCCACCAAGTGTTCCGAGAGCCGTAGCCACGGCCCCCAAGGCAGATGCCAGGCTCAGCAGCGAATTCGCCCAGGACAGAATCTTGAGCGTCCCCAACGCCAGCAGGACGTTTTGCCATCCTCCCACCGCCTGCGCCGCCGAATCGACTGCATCGACGAACTTCACGATGGCCTGCGCCGCTGCGTCGACCCACTCGACGATCTCGCCGCGGTTCTCAAGCAGATAATCGCCCCAGCCCTGGGCTAGCGAGATAAGCCGCTCGAACGCCGGCATGAGCGCCAGCAGCACCTTGACGCTCACCGATTCAAAGGTATCGCGCAGGTCCAGGTAGCGGTCGCGCAGCTGCGCGGCCGCTTGCGCATCGTTGCCGGATATGGCTGCGCGTTTCTCCTGGACCTGAAGCATCCGTTCGAGCTCGTCGGGCCCGCGCTTGAACAGATTGAACAGGCCCTCGCTGATGCCCATGTCCTGGGCGGCCAGCGCGGCCTGAGCCCTGTCCTTCTGGTATAGATCGGCAATGATCCTCGACCTGGCCAGCAGGTAGGTGTTCCCATCCTTGAGGTCGCCGACATTGCCGCCGTTGCGGAAGAACGCGGGTAGCGAGTCCGCGGCGGATCCGCGGTTGAATCTGGCTACCTCGCCCGAGGATTCCCTCAATTGGGCGGAAATGGCTTCCGCGGTTCCGCCAGCCCGCTCGGCCGCCTTCTGCCAGGCAGACAGCCGCTCCGTGCTCATGCCCAGGTTCTCGGCCATTTGCCCCAGGCCGGCCGCGCTGGTGATGGTGTCCGCCGCGAAACGCTTCGGATCGAAACCCGCAGTGACGAGCAAGGCATCGGTGATGGTGGCCATGCAATTACCTCGGTTCAGCTAGGACGCGCCTGTTGTGTGCGTCCACCGCAATCACCTCAAGCAGGTTGTACAGGTCTTCGGCGCCGTAGACCGTCTGCAGGTCGTGCAGCAGGCCCGGGTGCCGGGAAATCACCAAGCCAATACTCCGGGGAATATTGGCGTAGCGAATCAGGCGCGCGCCGCCGTTGTGGACTTGGAGCCCGAAGTCGATGGGACGGCGGCCGTAAAAAAATCCAGGTGCAAGCCCAGGACTTTCTTGCGCAGCGTGAACAGGGTCGCTACCTCCTCGACATCGCCGGGCATGAGCTCGCGCGTCACAGTCGGGCTGGGCTGGATCTGCACGCAATCCATCATCTTGTCCAGCAAGGGCTTGGCGCTGTCGAAAGGCAGCTTGGCGAGAGCCTTCATGCCCATGGCGGCCACGCCGGCCAGTCCTGCCTCGGCGATGTTGTCCGGAATTTCCACCCCGGCGTTCATCAACGAAAACAGCGCCCGGCCGGCCCATTCCTCGGCGTCGTAGGCAGAAAGCTCCGTCAGGATGAACACCTTGCCCTTGTCGCGCCCTTCCGCGCCGATGGTCAGGGTTATCTGCTTTCTGGCCATGTCACACCAGCGCCGGAGAGACGTTCTGCCAGGTGATCTGGAACGCCATGGGTTGGAGCATCGCCTTGGCATCCGGCGCCGGCGGAATCTGCGTCAGCACGCCGCGGGTCAGCGTGTACTTGCGGTCGATCGACGGGATGTTGAGGGTGCCGTTTGCATAGAACACTTCCCGGGCCGTTTCGCTGGCCGCCATCCAGATCTCGAAGATGCGCATGGACGGGGAGTCGGGCTGGATCATGATGGTCTGCACGCAGGGAACCGGCACGTAGCCGGCCGACATGCGGCCGTCCACGCCCATGGTTACCTGCGCGGGCTTGGCAGCGTCGAAGGTGAAGGCGCTGTCGGAAGCGTAGCCCTCGATTTTCTGCGGCACCGAAAAAACGCCGCCCACCGTAAGCATCAGAACCGAGTTGGCACTGGTCAAAGTCGCCATGTTGAATCCTTAAAGAATGGCCAGCGAGGCCAGGGTGATCTGCTGGACGGAACCGCCGTCCAGGTACCAGAACGTCATGGGCGGGGTGCCGCGGGCCTCTCGCACCTGCGGCGTCGCGTCCTTGATCTGCAGATACCAGCCGCGGGTCTGGAGCGTGTCGGAGATATCCACGCCGGCCTGGCTGTTGATCTGCGCCTTCTGCTGGCTCGACAGCGTCACGCCGGCACGGATGGCGCCGAAGTTGACCGCGGCGTTGATCGGGTCCAGGCAGGCAGCGTCGATCAGCGTGTAGCCGTCGATGTTGTAGGGAATGGCGTTCACCTGGGTCAGCAAGCTCATCAGCGCCTGCTGGAACGCCGCGTTCAGCCAGATCTGGTTGACGTAGGTGTCGACCCATTTCCAGTTGCCGCTGATCTGGCCCGGGTACAGGAAGCGGAAGCGGTCGTTGCTGGTGGCGTAGTCGCCATAGAAGTTGTAGCCGTTGTCGATCAGCGTCTGAGCGGTCGTGGCGTCGGTCACCGAGAACGCCAGGCCCGACTGGCCTTTGAACGCCAGCGTTGCGCGGCCGTTGGTGCGTTCGAAGTCGAGCGACGCCACCGCGCCCAGGACAAAGGCTGCATGCAGGATGTCCTTGTAGACAGGCACGGAACCCGAGTACTCGCTGGCGCTTACGACCGCCGCCCAGTTGGACATGTTGCCCTGCTGCGTGGCGGTGACATCGGTGTCCCAGCCGACGTAGGCGTAGCGGTCGCCCTGGGCATTGGTCCACGCCGAAAACGCCACCTTGCCGGCCGTATCGGGCTCGAAGGTCGTCATGAACGCCGCCCAGTTCTGGGTCAGGTCGGTAATCCGGCCCATGTCCACCGCCGGGACGCCGGCCGCGGCCCCATGCGACACCAGGGCGCCTGCGGCCTGCGTCAGCTTCAAGCCCGATGCGAGGGTGCCGCTGCCATAGGAGACCGTGCTGGCGGCGCCGTCGGTCGCCGAGGTGATCACGAAAGCGGCGCGCTGCGCGTCATAAGCGCAGGTCGCGCCCATGGCGGTGAACGCCGCTTCGATGATCGAGGCGGCGTTCGAGAAGCTCGTTGCCGTCGACAGGTCGATGCTGGAGGACGTCTTGGCCACGCCATCCACGCTGACCGTCAGGATGCCGGACAGCGTCTGCAGCTGGGCCAGCGTCACGGCGGCCATCGAGCCGCCACGCAAATAGGCCGAAACCGCTGCCGCCGGATATTGGGCATACAGCAGATTGCCCGGCTTGCGGGTCGAGTTGTCGAAGCCGTTGAAGTAGACGTCGGCCAGGGCGGCTTCGGTCGAGGTGGGACCGAAGAAACGCTGGACGTCGCGCGCAGTCGCGAAGCTCTGGACGGTGCCGATGGGGACGGCAGTATCGTGGGTCAGGATCAGGCCGTTCAAATCGAGCGCCGATCCGCCGGCGGCGATCACGCCAGGCACGACCTGGACGATTTCACTGGCGGGAATGGACATAGGATTAAGCTCCCGTAGGGTAGGTGGTGTCGGCCTCGATGAGGCCCACGTGAAGGTGGTCCGCAAACTGCTGCGGCACGCTGATGGAAGGGTTGAACTGCAGGACGGCGTCGAACGACCACCGCTCGAAGGTCTGGCTTTCTCCGCTCTCGAAGGGCAATTGCTTGAGCTCGCCCGCGTATAGCGGTTGAGTTCTTCCCAGCTTTCCCAGGAACTCGCACCCGTACTGGCTGCGCAAGGCAATCGACAACGTGAGCGCCAGGTCCAGGGCCCGCGCCCCGTAGCCATCCACCCGGGCAGACCAGTGCGTGGCCTGGGTCATGATTCGTTTCCCCGCCGCAGTCGACGGATCGGCATAGGTCATGATCGGCACGGAAAGGCCCTGCGCCGCCAGCGGAGTAATGACGACGCACTCGCGCGGTGGCGCGGGAACCCAACTGGGCAGACCGCGGACAACGTCGCAGTCGACCAAGGTCTTGAAGAATGCGGCGAGGTCCTCTACCAGCTGGTTTTCAGTGATGCTGATCTGAACGCTCATGGAGTTGGATTCCTGCTGAAGAAGACAGGCGCCGAAACATCGCGCCCAAATGCAAAAGCCCCGGCACGTGGCCGGGGCTGTATTTCGGGGTTGCATTTGTCAGGGGCGCAATGCCCCGGACCAATTGTGATCGATTGCGTGACCGATGGGGCGAGGTCTTGTGACGGAATCGTCACACGCTGTGCAAAGAAGTTCGCCCCCTGCTCTGCCCATAAAAACCGAAGCCATGCGCCGAAAACAAAAAAGCCCCGGCACGTGGCCAGGGCTGCATTTGCTTGGGGCGCAATGCCCCGGACAAATTGTGACCGATTGCGTGACCTACGGGGCGGGGTCTTGTGACGGAACCGTCACACGCCATGCATAGGTACGGCCGTGCCCGCCTTGCTGGGGCTCTTGAATCAGCACGCTGCCGGTATCCTGCAGCGCATCCATGGCGCGCTGGATGCCTCTTTGCAGGCGTGTCTTTTCAGGAGCAGACAGACACCGGCCGCGTGACACATGACGGACCAGCTCCATCAACCGGAATGAGCGGCCGGGATAGCAGGCCATCAGATCCATCACCTCGTGCGCGTACTTCACGCCAGCCTCCTTTCCACCAGGCCGCGAAAAAGGCCCAGGTACAACTTGTATTCGGTTTCGGTCAGGGCCACGCCGGTGGTATCGGCAATCCAGTCCAGCGCCTTCGCGCGGCGCGCCCTGCCGTCCAGCTGGCCGAACATCACGTTCTTCTGCGGATATTCGGCAATGATGATCATGCGCTCGTGCCAAGGCAGCGCGGCGTGCATCGCCTCGACCTCCATGGCGTGGTGATGGTTGATGGGCCGGTAGTCCTCCTCTTCGGAGAGATACACCTCCATGTTTCCCACCGTAGCGCCGGACCAGGTCCATCGGGCCCAGTTCCAGATCAGATCGTCACCCGTCAATTTACTCATCAGCCACCTCGCATTGTTTACCTGTCTTGCCGTTGGAACCGTTCTTCAGACGGCCCTCCGTATCCTGGCTTTCGCCCTTGGCGCGCTTGAGCATGTCGGCGATGCCCTTGCTCGGGTGGTCGCCGCGCGCGATGCGCGCCTCCCACTTTTCGATCCAGCTCCGGGGCGGACATCCACGGTCCCTCAGAACCTTCTGCGCGCCCATTTTCTTGAGCGCCGCCTCGGCCTCGGCGCGCGTGGCCAGCGTCTGGCCGGGCGCCGGCAGCGCTGGGCGAGGCAGCGGGATATCCGCCCACACGCCCTTCGCCAGTTCCTCGTTCAGCGTCTTCTCCCAGCGCGCCTTGATGGCCCCGTAGGTGCAGCCCAGCAGATCCACCGTGCTCACGCCCACCGCAGCCCAGTACACCGCCGGATGCGACCAGGCGCCGCGCTCGCCGCGCCTGCGCGCGGACAGGCCGCGCACGGCCTCGTGATACGCCACTTCAGGGACCATCCACGGGCAACATAATTTGATGAACTGCGGCAGCGTCGGCGGCCATTCCTGGGTCAGGCAGGCGACCAGGCCGCGGCGCACCTGCACCTCGTCCAGGCCCGCCAGCTTCTGGTTCCATGAATCCTTCAACTCGCGGGCGGTCAGGCCCTGCCATTGCTGCGCGAACTTGGCGCCGTACATCAGCAGCATTTCGTTCACCACCAACGCGCCCATGGTGGCGGAAGGGATGTCAGCGGGTTGCATCGATCGTCCCCATGAACCGCTCGCGCGGCCTGCCCTCGTCGGCCAGTACTTCTCGCAGCTCCTCGGTCCAGTCGGCCAGGCGTTGCACCCTGCCTGCCGGTTGGCCGGCTGTAGCGGATGTCCGCGGCGGGAAGAGGCCCTGATACCCGCCCGCGATGCTGTTTGCGATCACGGCGCCTGGCCGGTGCCCTGCGGCCAGATAGGCGGCAAGCTGTTGCAGCTGGCGCCTGGCGCCCTCCTGCGTCACCGGCTTTTTACGGGCCTTGCGGTCGGCGATCCAGCTGACCCAGTCCTCGCGGTCCAGCCAATCCGGCAGTTCGATCACGGAAGCATCGAATCCGCTTCCCCGCTTGCGGGAGGCGTGTTCTGTTGGTTCCTGGTTCTTGGTTCCTGGTTCTTGGTTAGCTTCCGATCCGCCTTCTGCCGGGCCATGGCCGGGTTGCTCGTCGAAACCCATGGGAAACCCGCTGGGTTGTTCCGGATTGCGCCCGCCCTGCCTGGGCCGGCCGCCTCGCCTGCCGTTGGCCTTGGCGGTCTCGGCCTTGACGTGATACGCGGCAATCTCCACGTCCGCCCGCTTGTTGTGCCAATGGCCATCGCGCAGGACGAAGAACTCGGCCAGCACCTGCGCGGCCGCCTCTCTTTCTTCTTCGCTACGGGCGCCCACCCACCGGAATACCTGCTGCAGGTTGTCCACGATGGGCTGCTCTTCGGCGTAGTACCGACGCAGCAGGCGGCTGTAGATGGCATCCTCGAGCAGGCTCAGATGCGCCGTAGCCTGTGCGTAGTCACCGATGTTGTGGCTGTAGTAGTTCATGCGTGTTTTTGCATCCCCGCCAGTCTTACCTCGCTATCATTCTTAAATCTTAGAATGCTAAGATTCTAAATGCAAGCCAACTAAGATTGTTTTTGTTTAGCATCCTAAGATGACCTTTCAGAAGCGAATCACACAGGCGTTCAACGAGGAAGCGGCCCGCCGGGCGGACGCGGCCGAGCCACGCCTTACCAAGACAGACCTATGGAAGGCCGCCGGCGCCTCTTCCGGCGCCGCGACGCATTGGTTCAATGGGTCCAACGGCATGGACATGGCGACCTGCATCAAGGTCGCCCCGCTGCTGCGCGTGAACGCGCAATGGCTGTATGACGGCACCGCCCCGAAACTGCCTGCGCGCGATGGATCCCTGGCCGCAGCGGTGCTGGCGCCCCCTCCGTGGCCCTTCCCGGGCATCCCGGAAGAACAGGTGCGGGCATTGCCCCCGGATCAGCTGAACAAATTGCAAGGCGCGCTTGCGCTGGCGATCGCGCAATTGAAGCTGGGGATTGACGTATCCCCTGGGACTGCCGCGCCGCAAATGCCGACGGTCCTGCGCAGCGATACGCTGGTGGACAGCTATTTGTCCCGCGACGAGTTCCCCATGCGCGTCGATTGCCCGCCCGCGGCCCCCTGGGAAGGCGGCAAGACCACGCGCCAGACAGAGCGCGAAGGCCGGGTCCGGATCAGCACCCAGACAGGCGTGGTCGCCAACGTAGGCGTGGGCGAACCGCCCGCGGCCAACGACAGGTTCGAGAAGGTCCCGGAACTGGCCGACGTGCGGCTGGCGGCGGGGGACCCCATCGAGAACCACGCCGAAGAGCAGACCGGCATGATCCAGTTCCGCAAGTCATTCCTCAGATCGGTAGGCGCGGACAACGGCAAAGGCCGAGTCGTCTACGCGAAGGGCGACAGCATGGAACCTGTCATCCGTGACGGCGCTGCCTTGCTGGTGGTCCCCAACGAAAGCCTGACGCTGCAGGACATCGCCGCCGGCGGCGTCTATGCCATCAACTACGACGGCAAGATGATCGTGAAGACGGTGGCCAGGGAACGGCTTACCGGACAATGGGTGGCGCGGTCGTTCAATTCCTTGCACGATGACATACCGCTGGAAAACGGGGCATCGGTGCGGGTGTTGGGGCGAGTTGTGTGGGCCGGTGCAAGGTTGCGGGATGATGAGGCGGGGCGGTGGCGGGTTGAGTGA